GGGAGACCCCCTGAAAAGGGTCTCCTTCCTTTCGAGCCGAGAGGCTCTAACGATCGATTTCACTTTGAAAGGCAAATAACTAATGATACAAAAGCTTGGAGCACCTGTGTCTAAGTCACGTATAGCTAAACATGTGACTCGGCCCCTGGTTCAGAGTAAGTATTACTCCTATCCAGGCCATACCTTCCAGGCCAATTATGGCCATGTAGAAGATATGGTTGTCGAGCACATGGAAGAGCAGATTACGTATACCACTACCCGTAAGGGAACTGGCCGAAAGGCCAATTGGTGTATGCACTCTAGAAGTTATTTGCATACTGAGACGGATCCTACCGTCACTCAGTATATCTATGCCCCCAATCCAGTTCCAGACACAGTCTTTGAAGACCATGAATGGGCTTGGTATGGGGAATTAGGTCACTCTGCGTCCCGGTCTCTGTTCGAGTCTGCGATTTCTCTTCAGGGGTGGATACGCCCTGAGTTGCAGCTCGGTTTAGCAGGTACGGGATGGATCAACGAAGCTTATCAGCGAATTACTCCTAATCTGACGAAGATGAGTTTGCCGAATTTCTTAATTGAAATAGGCCAGCTCAAAGATCTTTTTAAGATTTGGAATAGTAAGCTCGCCTCACAAGGCGGAAGCCAGTTGAGCAAAGTTTTCAAAGGTTCAGCTAAGGGTTTGGCAGGCGCCCGTCTCAACTACAAATATGGTTGGCTTCCCACTATGGGAGACCTTTCCGGACTGGTAGAAGGGATGGCCGTGCTGAAGAACAGGCTGAAGTTCTTCAACGAGTTACGAGGTGTGCTCATTAAAGAGCACGTGACAATATTGAAGAAGGAATTCGATGCATCTGGGACTATTGCCGAGACATCTGGACCACAAGTCCATACAAAATGGCACGGCAATGTCACTCGAACCGTAAGAGCTTTCGTAGAATATGTTCCCCAGTCGATTACATCACTGGGGAAATACGACACGTTGCTCCGCGGGGCTGCCGATTCCCTCGGCGTCGAGTTAAATCCACGCATACTTTGGGACGCGATTCCATTCTCTTTCGTGGTCGATAATTTTGTATCGATTGGAAAGTGGTTGGAGAATTTCCGCGTCGATGCGCTGGAATTACCAGTGTTCCTAAGCGACAGTTATCTGCAGCTTAAGGACACGTTTAAACTTACGAGTGAGACTTACAATGATGATCCTAATCATTTGTCCATTAGTAAGAGTCCACCGTGGACGACCGAAGAATCATTCTTCCATCGTCTGCCCATCCGGCCGGACTACGCAACATTGCAAGGTCTGAACTGGAAGGGACCATCAGTAGATAAGGTTATTAATTTAATTTCCTTAGCTACCGTGCTTAAACTCTAGAGATTCCTTATAACTGCATGGTTTTAATCCATGCAAGAGTAAGGGGTGTCTTTTGGTTTTAAGTATGAATATGAGGCAGCGATGCCTCTTAACCTGACTCTGCTAAAAAAGCAGGGCAAGACCCCTTCATTAGGGGAGGAGCATTCAATGGCCATAGGAACCTCACTCGCACTGTCGATTGATAGTGCCACCGACGTCGACACGTCTCTAGTCACTTTTGCACTACAGGCGGCCGACCTCGGAAAGTCGGTTTTCAGTCAGGCAGGGTTAACCCCACCTGTTGAGGACCTTCTTACTATCTCACATGATGTGGACAAGGCGGGAAACCGGCGCCATCTGATACGAAGGGATCAAACTTTACCCAACGCTATCACTGGTATTCCGGCGACAATGTCCGTCTATACGGTCATTGTCCACCCTCAAGTCTCACAGTTCACCAACGGCGTCGTCTTACAGGTTCTCAACACTCTTGTTGATTTCTGTATTGAAGGCGGAGCTGGTGCCAACGTGATCAAGGTACTCAACAACGAAGTCTAGAAATAGCTTCGTTGCTAGGTATCGTTGTAGCATCGTCTATTCTACTTTTATTGAATAGATAGGCGAGTGAACTTCTTTCCCAGCCTCACAGCTGGTAAGGAGGTTCCGATGGTTTCTGCTAGAATGCTCTTCGGGAGACGTGTCTATGAATATCATAGGTGGTCTGAAAAGCCTTCTCCTGTTATGGGAGAACCTAGCGAGGAACCGTCGCTACACCGCTTTCGTAACTGAAACCGATATCACGAGTTTCAGAACTCGAGCGGAAAATGAAGGGCTTCCGTTTCTAACACAAACCTTGCCTAATATAGGCAAGGCATTAGACTCTTTTCACGCAACAAACATGTGGAAAGCTCCTCCGGGATTCAACACCTCGGAGGATGGCCTGCCCATATTTCTCGGGTTAGCAGTCTCTAGTGCAAGAAGCGGAGATCCTCTAGCCGTAGATTGCGTGCGTCAATTAACGCTCGTCTTCTATAAACTGGAGGTTGATTATGAGGAAGCAGTGGAAGAACAATTCATCGAAGCCTTTAAGGCGACCGATGAAAGTCTCCCATCCGTGGGTGAAATATCTACCATACCAATGGGTAGAAATCTCATCGATCGCATGCGATTGTATATTAGTAGGGTTTTGTGTAATGCAAACCCTTATAGTATACGTCCATGTCACGGAAGCGGTGCAACCGCTTGCAAGACTCATAATAGCGATAAATGGCGCAAAATGGACTATTATGCCCAGCTTGACGACGTTTATCCCTATTCGGATCACTTTTATTTCTCGCCAACCCACCTTAGTGATGAGATGGGTAGGCTTGAGGAAAGTGCAACGAAATCAACTCCTCGGGCACGTGTTTGTCTCGTGCCTAAGGATTCTCGTGGTCCTCGTATTATCTCGTGTGAGCCCAGTGAATTAATGTTTATTCAACAGGGCGTCATGATGAATTTGTACGAGACCATTGAGACTCATCCTCTCACCTCTGGGTTCGTAAATTTTACGGACCAAATGATCAATAGGAACCTTGCCTGTGAAGGCTCCCTTAACGGGAAATGGGCTACTATTGATTTATCAGAAGCGTCAGATAGAGTTTCACTTGACTTGGTTAAGGCGGTTTTCCCGCTTAATTGGGTCGAGTGTCTGTTGGCCTGTCGGTCGACAGAAACAGAGCTCCCTGATGGAGAGGTTGTTAAGCTTAACAAGTTTGCCCCTATGGGTAGTTCTTGTTGCTTTCCAGTTGAAGCACTCGTCTTTTGGGCGTGTGCGATGGCTAGCATAGAGGAAGCTTGCTCACATCCGACTAATCCTCTCTTGGATTGGCTAGATGCAGAGGGGCTCACCTCGAACAAATACGTTGGCGATGACTATATCCGCACCTTAAATAAGCGCGCTATTGATCATCGTTTTCCGGTATTTGTATACGGTGATGATATCATTGTACCCTCTACTTTTGCTGAGGCTATAATGAACGGACTTGAAACCGTTGGCTTAGTTGTCAACGTTGACAAGTCTTATCTTCAAGGTCCGTTTCGGGAATCCTGCGGTGGTGACTTCTACAGAGGTGTAGATGTTACTCCCGTAAGAGTCCGACACTTCCTTGAATATTCAGTAACCTCCGTCGTGACTAACGCTGATTTGGCGAATTGTTTTATCGCCAAGTTTGGAGAGTATAATTCTCTTGAGATAATTCGTACAATCGAAGAAACTCAAGATTATATCTTTCCGCGTAGCGAATTTCAGCTTCCTGCTGTTATTCGTTCTCATACGCGCGCTAGTAACGATGCTTTTCTTCAGAGACGTTGGAATAAGCATCTCCAACGCCTCGAGCATCGTATCCTTGTGCTTACAAGCACCTCATCCGAGGTGCACCCACCTGATTGGTGGGAACTCCTTAGGAAGGAGTTGCAATCAAGAGGATCACGCGACGGTCGCCCGGAAGACATCTACACCCATCCACTACGTGTGATGGACGCTAGTTTGCCTCCGGGGTATTACACCGCATCCCACTCGGTCCGTATGAAGTGGGCATGGGTTTGGCTAGGTTAGTCAAACCCGGGCGGCCCGCAAGGGCCGCCTGTGGGGGGAGAAAACACAGCGGTATATCCCGTTTTGTTTTGGGGATAATTGGCAGGGCTTCT